CCGATGGCGAGCAGCCAGTCGGCGGTGGTGCTCAACGGCGAGGGTCGCTGCCATGTATGAACAGCATGACGACCGTTATGCCGACGATCCACAGCATTGCGGTGGCGAGGATCATGACTTGCCGTCTTCATCGTTATCGTTCGTGTTCTTACTGCTGCGGAACAATTGCAACAGGGGGCTGTTCGCTATTTCGGGGTTGATTTCGCCGAGGTTCTCCAGGATGGAGCTGATTTCGGTGATGCTGATGTAGACGGCGGCGGGCACGATGAGGGGCATGCTGTAGCCGAGGTCCAGATAGGCTTGGCCGCGTTCCACGATTTCGGCGAGCAGCATCACGAGGATCAGGCCGCTTTTGTGCCAGAGCCCGAGCCGCATTTTCTCGCTGCTGATGTCGTGCTGCATGGCGGCCTTCATGAGGCCGGTGATGTAGTCGATGCCGATGAAGATGACCACTATGATGAGTGCGGCCAGTTCGGTGTCTTCCATTGGTTGTCCTTTCTGCTGGGGTTTATTCGTCGTCAGTGGTCCAGATGCCCATCAGCGAGAACTCGCTGGTGGAATTGGTTATCGACCATTGGGTTATCGTGTGGCCGGAGATGCACGCGTCGTCGACGCCGGGGGCTATCAGGCTGTGGGTGATGCTGATTCGGTTGCGGGTCGAGCCGGCCTTGCCGAAGCCCTGCGGCACGGTGAACGGGCTGTATGAGGCGTTTTCCTGGGTGATGACGCCGGCGTTGTAGGCGAATCGCATTGATGCGATGACGAGGTTGTTGAATCTGACCAGCAGGGCATCGTTGAGGGTGATTTTCGCCGGGTCGTATGTCGGTTTGCCGATTCGGACGGTGCCGAGCGCGTCGAGCAGCGGACTGTAGCCTGCAAGGATGCTTTCGATGGCGGCGAGGCGTGCGGCGTACCGGTTGGCGTCGGTGCCGTTGAAGTCGAAGCGTGTCAGGGCTTTTTCGATGCCCTCGGCCTGCTGTTGGAGGATATCGGGTAGGTGTGCGATGGGTTCGTTGTCTTCCGGGTAGGGGAGTCCGAATGTGGGTGTGGTGGTTACGGTCATGTGGTCTCCTTGATTTTCGTGACGTAGCGCAGCGCGCCGAGTTTCCAGTTGCATTGGCCGAACGTGGCTGCCGTCAGTTTTTTCAGTTCCGCGCAGGTCGGTTTGCCCTGGCTAGTGGTGTCCTGCGCGGGGAAGAGTCTGACCTTGTGCGCCCAACGGCTGCGTTTGTTGGTCGCGTCGTAGGTGAGCGTGCCGGCGATGACGGCCCAGGGGCCATGGGTGGCCGGCACGGTACGCTCGAAGCGCGATCCGATTATGGTGATGACGCGGGGGTTGCAGTAGAGGAACATCTGCGAGAACAGGTCGCCACGGAAGGTGATCTGGGGGAGTCGGACGCGCTGATTCTGGGTTTTCAGGTAGTTTTCGGCGCGCGTGGTGTCCAGGACGTTGATGTTGTTCTGCGCGGCGCCGGAATCGGCCCAGTTGACTGTCACGCTCAGGCAGTTCTCCCCCTCATACGTCGCTGTTTCAATCTGTTTGACGAGGCTGCCGTCCTGGGAGACCTCGTAGAGCTGGCCTGACGATGACGAAGCGAGTTTGAGATGGGAGTAGCGCAGTTCGAGCTGAGTGTAGTAGCTGTCCGGTGCCGTCAGGGTCGGGTTTTCGTCGATCAGCACGTTTTCCGCGTCAGCGTAACGATGATCACGAGTGATGTCGGTACCGTCGTCGCCGGTGATGATTCTCGCGCCGGCAAGGACGGTTTCCACGTCCCAATTGAGATACACGGCTTCAAGCGATGGCACCATGGACGGCTGACCCTTGTATGACATGAAGACAGAACGATTTATCTCAAGGGTGTATGTGCCGTTGATCTGTCTGGTCTTCAATGATTCCAACCAGTCCAGGAGACTTGATTTCTGGTCTGCCTTGATGCCAGCAAGGAAAGTGCTCCAAGGGAACCAATAGTTATTAATGCCGTCGTTGGCCAGCCACGCCTTGATTTGCGGGCCGATGTTGCCTTTCGGCCACCATTGGAAGCCCCGCACCATTTCCTCGTTCTGATTCCAGTTGGGGCCCTTGCGGCAGTCATTTCGCAGCACACAAACGCGATCCGACGCGGTGATGCTCAACCGGTCATGTCCGGCGTCGGCGGCGAGTATCTGCACGTCGGTTATGATGCCGTCGAACATGCAGTATCTCACCGGGTTGGGGCCGTTGTCGATGCCGTTTTCGGTCCAGTCCGGCGCGATGGTTATACGGTGCCCGGCGAGCGTCGTGTAGACACGGCTGTAATCGCCGTCCGGGTCGATGAACACGATCTTGAGCACGGCGGGCACGGCAGCGTCCCATGGCGCGCTCACGCCCCACTCGATGGTGAAGGGGGAGAGTGGCACGGGAAGGCCGGTGCCGTCCGCGCGTTCGGGCAAAAGCGTGTTGTCCAGGTACACGCGGCATTTTTCGGGAAGGCGGGTTGCGGTGCTCATAGTGCCAATTCCTTTCCCCTGACGCGCGCCCAACGGTCGAGGCTGCTGACGATTTCGCCGGCTACCTTGTCGTTGTCGAGATTTCCGTGAGCGTCCACGTTGATGTTGACGGTGAGCGATGTGGGCCGTGACGTATCGGTGCGGCTGAGCGGGGCGGCCAGTACCGCGCGGGTGAGGTTCGGCGTCGCGTAGGCGGTCGCCGCCAGCGGCGTTATGCTGCGCGCCATGGCATACTGCCGAACAGGCAGCGCGTAGGCTTGCGCGCTGTAGCTCTGCGCGCTCAAGCCGCTTGCCGCGCTGCTAGCGCCCGTGATCTTGCCCCATAGATCGGATACCCAGTTAAACGCCTTCTTGATGCCGCCGATTATGCTGTCGAACACGCCCAGCACCTTGTCTTTCAGCCCGCCGAAGAAGTTGGCGATGCCGTCCACTGCGCCCTTGGCGGTGTTCTTGATGCCGTCCCACGTATCGCTACCCCACTGCTTAATGCTTGCGCCAATGCCGGAAAGCCATGACACGAAGGCGTTCCACTTGTCGCTAATCCACTGGGCGGCAGCGGCACCGGCCTGCTTCACACTGTCCCAATTCATCGCCAACAACGCGATAACCGCGATCACGGCCACGATAACGGCGATGACCGGAAGGAAGGCGAGATTCATGGAACCCTGCGCGACGGCAACGATACCGGCGACGACGCTGTAGGCTGTCATGGCCGCGTTCAAAGTGACGATGATGGCGGCGACGGCGCCGATGACGCCGATAAGCGGCACGAGCCACGAACTGTTCGCCTGGACCCATGTGGCGAACTCTGCCAACTTGCTAGCGGCGGCGGTGAGGACCGGCAACAGGGCTTCGCCCAATGCGGCCTTGGCGTTTTCAAAGCTAGCGGTCATGCGCTGCTGTTGTCCCTGTGCGGTGTCGGCCTCACGCGCGAAGTTGCCCACGGCCTTGCCGCTCTGCGCGGTGATGGCCGCTAGAGTGGCTTGCATCTTCGCGTTGCGGTCGCCCGACTGGTACAGGTCGCCAAGGCCCATAGACGCCGCCTGTGCCTGTAGGGTCGCCTCGTTAAGCGAGATGCCGTATTTCTCGATAGGGTCCATTTCGCCTTTGAGTGCCGAAGACAGGGCGTCAACGGCGTCGGCGGTGGTGCCGCCGAACATCGAAGACAAGTCGGCGCCAAGGCCGATAAGCTCGTTGGTCTTGTTGGCGGATTCGTCCACCGACATGCCCATGTTCTGTAGCTGCGAGCCTACAAGCGTGGCAAACTCGTTGTACTCGTTTTTCGACAAGCCCACGGCCTGAGCCGCGTTTTTAGACCATTCCAGCATCTTGCTAGAGCTGTCGCCGAACACGGTTTCGACGCCGCCTACCGACTGCTGTAGGTCGGCGGCGCTTTTCGCGCACGTCGCAGCGCCCGCGCCGATGGCGGCAAGCGCGGCACCGGCAGCAACCGACGCCTTGCCCACCTTGTCCTTGAAGCTCATAGACGCGCGTTCGGCCTTGTCCATCGCGGCCACGGCGCTTGTGGCGTCACCGATGATTCGGATTGCCAGCACGGCGGACTTCATGCGATCACCTCACCTTGCTTTACGTCTTGCGTTCTCGGTCTCTTCGGCTTCGGCCTGCAACAAGGCCGTACAGGTGCCCCAATCGGCTTCTTGGGGCACCTGCTCACGCCGCCACTGCCACGGCGTGCCGCCGAAGCGGGCGGCTAATATGCAACTCAGTTCGCCGAAGCTGCCTGAGTCCCATTGGTCAAAAAATCCGGCGCGTCGTCACCTGACGTGGCCGTGTACTGAAGCACGTCGCCGCTGTAGGTCTCGGCGGTTTCAGCGTCGGTGGCGTCGTTGTTCATGTCCACCACGGAAACCACGGTGTCGGCCCACTGCTCGAACGGCAGCGTGGTCGAACCGAGCTGGCGGCAGCGCACATAGGCGGCATAGGCGTTGAGCTTCACCACGGCGTCAAGGGCGCTGCCCCAGCCCTTCGCCTTGGCGTGGGTCTCAGCCTGACAACGCTGCCACATGGTCACACACACTTCGTCCGTGTGCCCGTCCAAGTAGGTGATACGGGTGTTCGGGGTTTTGGTCTCGTTGCTCATTTCGATAGATCTCCTGTCGTGATTCGGTTGATAATCTTCTGCACCGCGTCCGCGTAAACCTGCGTCCACTGCGGTTCGGTGTTCTTCGCGGCCTTGTTGGCAAACAGGGTGGCTTTGATGCTGTGCTTGGGCCACCCGTAGTTGATGACGCCCGCGTATTTCACCTTGCCGTTGTTGCCGGCGCGCACCACACCGGCCTTCTGTGTGGCACCCGCGCGTATCGATTTCGCGAGACGGCCCGAGCGTTGCGGGGCCAGTGCCTTGGCGGCTGGTGCCACGATTTGCGCGGCCTGTTCGTTGATGTCGCGCAAGTCCTTCAGGTCGGCACCGGCCTGTCTCAGGCCCTTGGCGAGCTGTGCCGCGCCCTTGAGCTGCAACTGGCTGTTGCCGCCAGAGGCTATGTCCGCCATGATTAGGAGTGGGACGAAGGCGTGTAGTCTACGGCTTTAACGTCGATGGCGACGAACGAAAAATCATTGCTGTTCTTCGTCTTCACGTCGCCGCCGAACTGGATGGACGCGATTACCACGTTGCCGGTGAGCTTCACGCTGCCCTCAAGGTTCGGCACCCACTCGAACGGCAGCGTCTTACCGCTGTTCTTCAGGCACCAGACCTGTAGGCCGTTCATGGAGAAGTCCTCTTTGATTGAACCGGTCAGCGCCCAAGTCTCGGTCTGCGAACCGCCCTCGGTGTGGCCGTCCAGAAAATTGTCGTTGTCCTCGGTATCGGTCGAGGGTTCCAACGCGGTGTTGATAACGTCCGCGCTGAAGTCCTGTTCGCTGCCCGACGCGCCGATTTTCAGACTGCCGGGGCCAAGCGTGCGTGTCTTTGCCATGATTGTGTTCCTTTCAGTTGATTTCGAGTGGGTTCAGGGTGATTTCGTAGGCCGCTAGGTTGCCGACACCCGCGAGACTGTAGGTGACGGGTTTAGCGGCCTTCATGTTCAGGTGGCGCTCATGCAAGCGCTCCAAGACGGGGATAATCAGGTCTAGGCTTTCAATCTGCGTGGCCGTGGTGCCCGCGATAAGGTTCACCGTCCACTCGGTGTTGACGAACTGCCAGCCTTCGTAGGTGATGTTCGGCGGGTCGATAAGCACCGCGACTTTGCCCGGCAGCGGGCGGGCTTCCTGAGCGTCGATGGTTACAACGGCCACGAGGTCGCCAATCATGTCGGTGAGCATGTCCATAAGCGCCTCACGTTCGCTGATAATCCGGCTCATGCAATCACCAGCCCGCCCGTGGGTACGCCAGCCGCGTTGAGCTTGGGCCACACGCTGCGCAACGGGTCGCTTGACACCCTGTAGGGTTCAAGCGAGCCGTCGCCAACGTCCATGACACCCAAGCGCGCGTCACGGCTGTTGTACAGGTCGGCGGCGCAACTCACGATGCAGTCGGCGCGAACGGCGGCGGAAACGTTCGCGCCGCCTATAGCGCTGTCAACGTACTCGATTGCCGCCGTCACCTTGTCCACCAGCCGGTCATTGTCACCGGCTGGCACGTTGACTTCGGCGCGCAAGAGGCTTACGAGTTTCGCGGTATCGTCTACCATAATCAGTTACTCACGCTCAGGCGGCCTTGAACTTGACCGGGATAAGGCCGTCAACGTTCGTGGCGGCAACCGCCATATAGCCGTACACCGAATAGTTTTCGGTGAGCTTGGTCGGGTCGCCGTCGCTGAGCTGCGTGGGGCCACCGCTTTCCCACACCGTCACTGATTCGGGGTCGATGAAGCACGCCGTGCCAGCCGGGGCCTTGGGGAGCATCTGCACCGGCAGACGAAGGAACTTACCGGCGATGCCGGTCAGGTCGAAGTCACCGATGGTGTCGGAACCGTCGCCCGAGAGGTCGAAGAAGCGGGAACCGCTGTCCTTCATGGCGATGAGCGAGGCCATAACGTCCTTGCTGACACCAAGACGGGTGAGGTTCACGTTACGGTCGTCAGCCAGTTCGGCGGCGTCCATGATGAGAGTTGCCCAGTTGTCGATGGTCATGTTAGCAAGCGTGGCGGGCGCGTCGAGCTTGTTGGGGTTACTCGTCGCGTCACGCTGACCGGCGATGGTCGTATACAGGTAGTTGCGCACGGCGGTTTCGGTCGCCTTCGCGTAGGCGTTGCGCAATGCAGCCAATGCCGTGTTGAGCATTGGGGTGGTGGAACGCTCGATTACCTGACGGCTCATGGTGGTGTAGCCGCCGTAGGTGTCGATTGACACGCTCTTGGTGTCGAACGTGACCTTGCCGAACTTGAGCGCGTCGCCTTCCTTCGCCTGTTTCGTCGCGCCGGTGGTGTCGGTGCTGACCACGTTGTATTCCATGGTCATGCCCTTGTCCGGCAGTGTGTCGTGCGTGAGAATGTTCGTTACCTTGCGGCGCATTTCGATAAGCCGCAAATCGTCCGCAATCCAAGCGCTCGTGTTGCCGGTGTCGCCGGTGGCGATAAGGTCGCGGCATTCGTGCATGAGCGTCACGGCTGCTTCGTCTCCGCGAGAGAGCGCCTGTAGATAGTCTCCGGCGGTACGGTATTCACCGCCCAAGGTCTTGTGTTCGGGGGTGCTGCCCTTGGCGATGGCGGCTTTCATGCTGCGCTGTTCGTCCTTGATGCCGTCAAGCATATTCTGTAGTTCCTTGTCCACCTTCGGTGCCTCGCTTTCGGTTGATTGGTTGTTGTTGGTGGTCTGCTGCGCGTTGCGCTGCCCGGTGATTTTCGCGGCCTCGTACGCGGGCCATGACACCACCGACGTTTCCAACAGGCGCACGCGCTTGCGGTGCGTGATGCCCTGTTTGTCGGTCTCCGACTCGATTGGGATAAAACCGACGCTCAACGAGTCCAGCGCGCCGTCACGCAACAGTGCTACAGCGTCGCGGCCTCGCTGCGTGTCCGAGATTCGGGCCGTGATATGCAAGCCGTCTTCGCGGGGTTCGGCGTTGGTGATTCGTCCGATGGTCTCGCCATGCTCATAGCTGAGCTTGGCGCTGTCCACGTCATCGAACACGCAATCAGGGTCGAACGTCTCTTGGCCGTCCCATGTGTCGATAATCTGGCCGAACGGCACGGCGATGCCCTCAAGCGTGCGCCCGTCGCCTTCATCGCTGCTGCGAAGGCACACGCCACGCAAGCCGATATCGATTCTGTTCACTGTTCGTCTCCAATCTGCTGGGGTTCCGGTGCCGGAACCAACGGGGGATATGATTCACGAGCGCGCACCTCGTTAACGGTTATCCACTTGGAATCAAGGGCGGTCTTGTAGGCGTTGAAACGGTCGCTCATGTCGGCGCGGCGGCTGCTGTCCCAATCGAAGCGGGCTTCGCGGCCACGCGGCAACAGGACGTTGAAAAGCTCCTCGATTTCGCCGGTGTAGGCCGAAAGCGTGTAGTCCGAAAACTCAATCCAGCTTTGCTCGATGTTGCTGTAGGTGAGGTTCGAGCCGTCGACGGCGGCAAGCATGATGCTTGCCGGAATGCCGAGCAAGCGGGCAATCTGCGTGGTGTCGAACTTCTGCGTCTCCAAAAACTGCAAGTCGGCGGGCTTCATGTCCAACGGGACATAGGTGAGATTGTTGCCCAGCACCTTCACGTCGGCGGCGGTGCCCTGTGCCTTCCAATCGTTCTTGGCCTGTTTCGCGTACTCGGGTGTCACCTTCTGCTCGGTCTTCAAGTAGCCCTTCAGGTTCGAGCTGTCCGTGTAGAAGCGTGCCTTGTAGTCGCGGGCCATTTTCGCGCCCTCAACCTCTTCGCGGGCGGCGCTGATTGGGCCAAGGCCACGCAAACGGCCCGGCACGTTCAAAAACTTGCAATGGACGATATCCGTGGGGCCGTAATCCTTGCCCAAGTAGCTGTATCGCAGTTTCGGGGCGGCGGGGTCGCTTCCATCGTCGGAAACGACAACCAGAGACGGCGGCAGCACCTCACACGACACGATTTCACCGCCGAAACGCACCAACCGCACGAAGGCGTTGCCGTCCAACGCCATGCTTGCCACCATGTCCGCCAGAAAGTCACGACGGGAACGGTTCACGTCCGGCTGGGCCACGAGACTGCTGATAGAGTCCAGTTTGAGACCGGCGCGCGTCTCGTAAATCGGCAAGCCGGTTATAGCTGTCTGCAAAACCTGAATGCCGCGAAACACGGTGCTGAGCGCCAACGGGTCATGGGCGGTCGCACGGCTTGGCGGCATGATGCCAGCGGGCACGTCGGCCAACGCCTCGTTGCCGCGCTTCATCACGCCACCGGCCAGCTTCAAACGCTGCCACAAGCTCAAACGTCCATTCATGCCGCCCAGTATGCGAGAGTGGCGCGCCACGGGTCTAGCAGCGTGCCGCCAACTGCCGCCAACTGCCGCCAACTACCGCCAACTGCCGCCAAGTACCGCCAACAGCAACTAGGTGGTTGTTGTCAGTAGATTTGCAATGGGCCGTCTTCCTCTGGCATGTGCGCGGCTCCCCACGCGGCCAACATGCACGATTCGAGCGGGCTGGTGAGACCGGTCGAGCCGCGTCGGGTCACGCGCCAAGCGTCACCGGCCCATGTGCGCGCGCTGTTGGCCGCGCTTGCGTCCAAGTCCGTGTCGGCGGCGTGAAGCACGGTGCCGTTGCTCAAACCGCTCACATAGGACTGGCCCACCGTGAGATAGTCGGTGGCGGTCAAATCGCAGAATCGCACGGTTTCTTCGTCGCCCATGTGCCTCAACCGGTCGGCAAGGTCGGCGCTGGTGCCGCGTGTGTCAATCACCAACGGCGCGGCGTATGTGTCGCACAACCGTTTGATTTCCGCGGGCGCGTGGCCGGTGCCGTCCATGATTTTGAGCAGTTGCGTGGTCACGCTGCCGTCATCGTTCACGATGCCCGCCGAAATGCTGGTGTGGGTCGCGTCCACGTCCACGGCGACACCGAACACCACCGGTCGCGCGCCCAGTTCGCTCGGGCTGATAGGCGGCGCCGTGGTTGTGGCCCAAAGGTCGGCGTCAATCACCCTGTCGGTCACGCCTTCGTCTCGCTGGTTGCCGAATGCGCGCGCCCAGCCGCTCGGATTGTTCCGCCATTGTTCGCGGAAGTCCGGCAGTTGGTCACGTCGCCAGAGCAGACCGGCGGCGGGGTGGTAGCGCATAATCATGTCAAGGTTCTCGGGGTCAGCGTCGGGCGGCAACCCGAAGTCAAACCAACAGGTACGCCGCGATTGGTCGCCCGCTCGGCATTCGTCAAGTTTCCGGTTGAAAAACGTGCTGTCCGCCGTGCCCTCGGTCGAGGTTATCCACAGCTGTGGCTGCACGCCGGTGGCTTGCAATCGTGTCGCCATGGTCGGCACGAAGCCGTCAAGAATCATGTTGCCGGTTTCCTCGCTTAGGCTAAACGCCTCGTCCAAGGTCACTTTGTCGCCCTGTACGCCGTGGCCTGATACCTTCGTCACCGATTTAGGCATGATGATGGAACCGTTACGGAACGGCTGGGCCTCGCTGCCGCGTCCCATGTACGGCCTACCGGTGATGGGGGCGAGCGGTGAGGCTTGCAAAGTCTTCAGGAATTTCTTGAAGTGGTCGCCAGCGTCCTTGCCGGTCTGGGCGAGATAGTAGACATACCGGTTCGGTCCCCACTGCGTGTTCCGCGTGTCCCAAGCGTCCACCAGCGTTGACTTGCCGCACTGGCGCGGCGTGCTGAGAATCACCGTGTCGTAGAAGTATGTTCCGGTGTCGGGGTCGATTTCGCCGGCCACGTCGGCCACGAGCCGTTGCCACGGCAGCAAGGGCGTGCCCAGCAGTTCGGCAAAGCGGGCCACTATAGCGCCGTCAGTCCGGCGTTCCAAGTTCCGCGCGGTGCCGCCGCGCATTGGCACGGTCACGCCTTCGCCTCGGTCAGCAGCGCGGCCAGATTCTCGTCAAGCTCGGGGGCCTCGGGGTACAGTTCGCGCAAATGGTCGAAAGCGTTGTTATAGCTGTCTGCCAGCGTCGAAATGTTCTTGCCCAACGTCAGATAGCTATCGATGTTGTGCGCTATCGCGGTCATCAGCGCCGCGTAGGTGTCAGCGGCCTCGGTGACGGTCTTTCCATCGAAGAACGTCTTGAGGTTGGCGCGTGTGCGCGTCTCCATGAAGCCCTGACGATTGCCGATTTCCGAGAATCCCTCAAAGGTTCCCTGAATTGCCATTGTTCGCCTCTTTTCGTTGCAATTCCGCCGTTTTCAGGCTTTTTTTATTTTTGGTTGGGGGTGAAAAAAACTTGGCGCGGGGTCTTTTGGCTGGCCGGTCGTTTAAAAAAAGCGACTACCATTGCGGCCGCGCGTCGATTCGTTCGCATTGATCGCGCAAACCGAGCGCCGCGAGTCTGGCGCGTCGCGCACGCTGCCTCGCGTCCAGCAATTCCTGCGTGAGATGGAGCGAATACCATTGCCTTGCCGTGAGCTTCGCACCCTCGTTGCGATGCTCGGCAGTGAGCCGGTCGAACACCATGGATGCGCCGGGGTCCACCACATGCAGCTCGTAGTCAAGGGCCAGCCATTCATCCAACAGGCGCGGGTGCGCGCGAGTGGACGGCAATGACTTGATAAGCCACACCTCGACCGGCGCGTTCATTCTGGCGAGCTTGTTATAGGCACCCTGCCAAGCCCCTTGCGCCGTGGCCACGAGCGGGCCAGTGGCCTCGTGCTTCACATCCACGTCAAGCATCAACGCTTCGGCCAAACGGTCGAAGTCCAGGATAAGCGCGCCGTTGCCGGCATGTTCGGCCACATACGAGCTCTTGCCCGCGCACGGAGGCCCCATGACCACATGCAACGTGGCCCCATAGCCCGACAGCACGCGATTGCTTCGGCTGATGTTGCAATGCTTGCAGGCACGCCGGATGTTCGCAACCGTGCCCTGGCCACCGGCCTTGAACGGAATGATATGGTCATCCTCTTCACCGACCTTGGTGCAGCCGGGCAGATTCAGCCAGCATTCATTGCCCCACAAATCGATGACGGTCTGCCTTACGCGCGCACCGACAACCTGACGCCTCGCCATCACTCCACCTTCCCCTTCTGCGTTTTCACCCACATATCCAGATCGGCCAGCTCGTACAGGCACGGCGAGTTGATGGCATCACCCGCCTTGAACCACTCCGGACCAGTGCCATTCGACCTCATGCGCTCCATCTGACGCTGCGATTTGTGCAGATATGTGGCCGCCTGCGAGGTAGTGAGCTTCGCCCTCGGATTCATCCAACCCCCCTAGAACAGATTCAACTTCGATTGCATCGATGCCTGCGATGGGGCCGTCTGGCCAGACTGCGCGGCCTTGCGCCGGAACACCGATACCTGCCCCTGCGCCCACAGGTCGAACTGGCGTGCGTCCAGCGTCCACGCGCCGCCGACGCGCCGCACTCCCATTGCCGGCCAGTCGCCTCCCAACGCGGCCAGTTCGGTGCCCTTGCACA